ACGGTGACGGTATGACAAGCGGTTTTTACAAGGTCGATGGCACGCTGCTTTACGCACCCGGACAAGTCTACAATGCCAATTATCAACTGGACGCGGCAGACCATGCCGCCCACACGTATCCGGTGGACGGCTGGCATTGGTTCAATACCCTGGAAGAGGCGTGCGATTTTCTTGAAATCGACATGGAGGAGTACTTAAATACCCTTATGGGGCCGGTATGACCGACCGTGTGCAGCAGGCCGAGCTTGGCCAGCCCATGAACCACAAGGACTGGAAGTGAGCGACATCCTCCGCGTCGATGAGGCCCCGAAGTTCGAGGAGGCCGAGCGCCTGGCGGTGCGGGCTTTCTTCCGCGGCACGGCAACCGGCCCGCAGCAGAAGATCGCAGCGAACGTCATCCTGACACGCCTCGCCCCGATCACGGCGGCTGAGCCTGCCACGCTGAGTGAACGCGCCGCCGGGTTCCTGTCGGGCCGCAAATGGGTCGGCTACCAGCTCGCAGCCCTTGGCGGGATCCAGCTGTTCCGGGCCGGGCCAGACGGCGAATAGCACCTGTCCCCATCCTGTCCACACCGGGTGAGTATGATGCAGTCAAACACGGAGAAACCCCGTAATGACTGACGCACCTATCACCATCGAAAACCCCGCTGGCGCTGCACCGGCGGCCCCTTCGCCTGCACCGGTTGATGCTCCTCAAGCCGGAGCCAGCGGGGCTCCCCCTACGCCTGCGCCGTCTTCGGGCGCCGACGACTGGCGCGCACCAATGGTCCCGCAGGACGAGAAGGACGGGCGCACGCTCAAGGAATTGCAGCGTTACAATACGCCCGCCGATCTCGTCAAAAGCCTGATCGAGACCAAGACGGCGCTCAGCAAGCGTGATGAGGGCATGATCAAGCTGCTCGGCGCTGACGCGACCGACGATGACAAGAAGGCGTTCAACACCAAGCTCGGCATCCCTGAGAAGCCGGACGCCTACAAGATTACCGCGGCCGTGCCGGACGGGCTTGATATCACCGAGGCCGACAAGGGATTCCTCAAGAACGTGACGGCCCAGCTGCACGCCAGGGGCGGGTTCCTCGCCACGCCGGAAGGCGTCAATGCAGCTCACGAGTTCTACTATTCGATGGTCGAGGAGCAGGCATCCCAGATGGCCGCTGCGGCCGAGATGACCCGCATCGAGAATGAGCGCAACCTCAAGACCGAATGGGGTCCTGAATACCCGATCAATCTCAAGTATGCCGAGGCAGGCGTCCAATCCTTCTTCAAGGTCGACGATGCCAGCGAGATACTCGACAAGACATTCGCCGACGGCACCAAGGTCGGAAACTGGGCGCCGTTCCTGAAGGCGATGGCTGCTGCTGCCCGCGCCTCGGGCGACGATCCCGTGTTCCTCCAGTCGATGCTGGGCGGCGACAACCTGTCGTCCGACGCGCTCGATGACGAGATCAGCAAGATCCAGGGGTATCGCTCGTCGAACCCATCGAAATACGCCGAACTGTCAGCGCCGGGCGGACGCCTGATGCAGCTGATGGAGCGGCAGCAACGAGCTAAGTCGCGCGCATAGCGTGCGGCCATGACCGGATCCTGCTCCTCAAGGCGATGGGCAGGCACGAGGTCACGCGGGTTACCCGGCTTGCCGGCCCCGTGAGAGCATTGAGGACGGCCAGAGGCCCCGCAAGGGTTACCCGCTGACGCTCCGGATCGCCTTGTTTGTGAACCTCTCAACCCAGACAAGGGAAAAATGAATCATGTCTGTTAACACTGTGAGCGCCCTTGAGCGCAAGATGTATAATGACGAGTTCAGGACGGACTTCGAGCGCGAGAAATCGTTGTTCATGAAGGCTGTCCGCTCGGATGGACTGGACCGCGCCGGCACGATCTACTGGGACGTGACGGGCCTGACCGATGAGGCGCAGGAACGTGGCCGTGATGGCTCGATCCCCGTGTCGAACCTCGCCAACAGCCAGGTCTCGGACACGCCGAAGGAGTTCTTCAAGAAATACAAGATCGACGACTTCGACGCCTTCAAAGGCAACCCGAACTACCGCTCGCAGCAGTACCGCAAGGTCATTGCTGCCTGCCACCGCAAGTCGGATGCCCGCATCATCGAGATGCTGGACTCGACAACGACCGAAGTGTCTAACGCCGCCGTGGACTTCGGCACGCTGGGCAACATCCTGACGTGGACGACGAAGCTCTGGGCAAATGATGTCCCTGCTGATGGTCGCGTCTGGGGCGCCCTGACACCGAATGCCCTAGGCCAGATGATGACCATCAACGAGTTCAAGTCGGCTGACTTCACCAACGTCAAGAAAGTTGATGGCGGCACGATCGGTTACGGTGACAATGGTTACTGGAACTGGCTCGGCGTGAAATGGTTCATGGCCACGAACCTTTCCGGTCTTGGGACTGCGACGGCTGACAACCACATCTGGCACGAGGACGCCGTTGCCCACCAGATCAGCGGCGCTCCGGAAGTGCACATGTACTACTACGAGCCGGAAGACCGCTGGGAAACCTGGGGCAAGGTCAAGGACGCCCGCGCCCTCGCCCTTCCTCGCGGCGTTGTTCGCATGATCAACAACGACACCGCAGCCATCGCTTAAGGAGACCTGAATCATGGCTTATAACTCTGAATACCTGAGCCTTGCCATTCCGGCTGTCGGGCCTCTGGGCACGAACATCTGGATCTATCACGGCACTGATGCAACCGGCGTCGTTGACACGGCAGGCCACTTCTCTGACGGCGCGGCGCGCGGGATGGAAGTGGGCGACCTGGTCTACGCGGTGGTCTGGACCACGGCGGTGCCGGCGACGACCGCTGCCAAGGTTGCGGCCGCACCTGCGGACGCCAGCCTCTATGTCGTGATCGACGTGAACGGCAACGCCGCGACGGTTTCGACCGAGACGGCCCTGTCCGTGGCGGCCACGGCCTAACGTCTGACGGGCAGCGCGAGCCCCCATCCCCGCGCTGTCACCAAGGGAGGGGCTAGAGTGTCTACTCTGGCCCCTTTTCCTATGGAGTGAGCACATGACCGCTGTCTGCAAGTCTGACCAGATCTACCTCGAAGTTCCCGGCAAGCGGCGTAACCGCTACCTTTGCACGGTGCCTGTGGCGCACTCGATCGAGGAGGTGCTGTCGCCTGAGTATTTCGGGCGGATCATGGCGTCAAATATGCTGACCGTGGGCGACATCATCGAGGTGGAGTGGGAGGACTATTCCAGGTTCGGCGAGTTGCAGGTCATGGCGCAGGCCCGTGTGACGAACCAGTGCGTGACCCGAGAACGCCTGCCGCTGACGGATTACACACCGCAGGCCTTTCCAAAAGGCTGGTCGAGCAAATGGCTTGGCGGGGCTGAGCATCACGCCTTGTTCAAGGATGGCCAGCCGGTGAGCAAGGAGACGGGGTTCCCGACGGTCGAGGCCGCCTCGATCCGGGCGCACGCCATTGCATCCACGCAGGCAACCGCAGACGCAACCCGTTCGGCAGTGAAGGCCGCGACGGCGAAGAAGACAATGCCCAAGCCTGCCGAGACCGAACCCCAGGAAGCCGGAGCTGAGTAATGCCAACCAAGGCCGGCGTGATCAACTCAGCCTTGCGTCTGCTTGGGGAGCCCGAGAGCCCGACGCTTGACGAGAGCAAGAAGTACGTCAAACGGCTGGTCAACGCCTATGACGACTGCGTGGCCAGCTGGTTCGAGGACCATGACTGGAATTTCGCCTCGACCGTGACAGAGCTGAGCCAGGTCCTGCCTGCCCAAAGCGGCTGGGACTACACGTTTAACATCGCCGCCAACTGCGCGCGTATCCTGAAGGTGCGCAACAACACGGATTTCGAGGCGCCGTCCATCGACTATGAGTTCCGCGCCGGCAATATCCTGACCAATTCCGAGACGACCTATCTCAAGTATATCGACCGGACCTATTACGGGCAGACCGGGGGCTGGTCCCAGAAGTTTGCCGATGCGCTGTCTGCGATGCTCGCCGATCAGGTCTATCCGGCCACGGATGAGAACAACTCGACGCGGGACCGGATCGAGACGGCGCTCCAGAAGCGGGTCGTGGACGCCAAGGCGCTCGATGCCCGGTCTGATCCTGTCTATTACCAGCCGCCTGGGCGCTATGTGTTTGCCCGCAGGCAAGGTGTTCGCGGGGCGCGGTAAGACTGATGGCCAAGGGCAAGGGCGAAGTCGTTGCGTTTAACCTTGGCGAGATCGGCGCCGAGGCGCTGGCGCGCACTGATCTTGATGTCTACCCGCGCGGCGCCGAAACGATGGAAAACATCTTCCCGCTGGTGCAGGGCGGCATGACCAAGATGCCAGGCACGGAGTATAGCGGCGTGACGCCGTCGAGCGCGCCGGCCCTGCTGAGCGCATTCATCTTTTCCGAGACAGAGAAGCTGGCCCTCGAATGGTCTGACAACAGGCTGAGGATGTATTCGGATGGCTCGCTTGTCGTGCTGCCGGGCGCGGTGGCCACGGTCGGCACGTTCACTGACGAGAGCGGCACGGTGCCTGCGGGCGGCGGCACGGCGCCGACTGGCGGCGGGACGGGCGGCGTCTACCCGTTTCGGGGTTGGAGGAGTGGTCAATTCGGGAACGGGATTCTTCCGTAATGGCTTCCATTGGAATTGTCGGACCAGTCATCACCTTCACCTCCGACGCGGGCAACGAGGCAGTGGCGCGGTCACAAGTCACGACGACCGACGAAGACACACTGGTCTCGTTCTCGTTCACGGTCGGCAGGCAGCCCCTGATCCTGCGTATCGGGACCACGGCTGGCGGGCAGGACATTGTTGCGGACACGGCGCTCCTGCCGGGGTTCCACCTTGTCTCGGTTACGCCTGGTGCCACGACCTATTACGTCGAGTTTGTCCTGCGCGCTGTCGGCACGGCTACCCTGACAAATTTTATCCGGGTGGCGCCGGGCGTGATGGAAATCACCTCGCCCTATTCGGCTGCGGCATTTCCCAGTGTCCGCAAGACGCAATCGCTGAACACAATATTCTTTGCTGGCGGCGGGCAGGAGATGCACGTCCTTGAGCGCAGGGGACAAAGCAGCTGGTCCCTGCGCCCCTATATGCAGATCGACGGCCCCTTCGCGCCGATCAACCTGTCACGGGTCACACTGACGCCGGCTGCCCGGACGGGCACGACAACGTTGACATCCTCGACGGCCCTGTTCCGCACGGTCGACGTGGGTTCGCTGCTTCGGCTTACACATTCGGGCCAGTTCCAGACCAGCACATTGTCCGCCGTCGATGACTTGACCGATTCGATTCGCGTGACGGGCGTGGAGACATCCAGGATATTCCAGCCCTCCCTGTCAGGCACATGGGTCGGAACCGTCCTGCTTGAGCGCTCGATTGGCAATGAGTTCTCGTTTGCAACGTTTGCCTCCTATACGACCAACCAGGCGATCTCGATTGACGACGATCTCGACAACCAGGTGGTGTTCTACCGCTTGAGGATGTCAGCCTATTCGAGCGGGGCTGCGATTGCGGGCCTGACCTACGGCTCCGGGGTGACGGACGGCGTCGCGCGGATCGTGACGGTGGACGCTGACAACCAGGTCACGGTGGACGTGATGACAGCCTTTGGTCAGGCGGCAGCGACGACGCTCTGGAGTTTCGGCGAATGGTCTGGCCGGTTTGGCCAGCCGACAGCCGTGGCATTGTTTGATGGCCGCCTATGGGTCGGGCGCGGTAACGCATACTGGGGTTCGGCTTCGGATGACTTCTCCAGCTTTGATGTCGGCCCGCTGGCCAACCAGGCGATCTCGCGCACGTTCGGCGGGCGGATGTCGTCGGTTCGCTGGCTTGCAGGCGCAGGGCGGCTCGTGGCGGGTCTGTCCGGGTTCGAGGCAGAAATATCATCCAACGCCTTCGAGGAAGTGTTGAAGCCGGATAACGTGAAGTCACGCGGCGCAACCACACGCGGATCCCTTGACGCGGATCCGATGGTCGTGGACGACGCGGCCGTGTTCATCAGCAGGACGGGCGAGCGTCTTTACCGGTTCGGCTACACGGCGCAGGAGGGCGCCTTCGGGACCGAGGACCTCACACGGCTGCACAGGGAGATCGGCGGCGCAGACGGATTTGTGTCGCTGGCCTACCAGGTCGAACCGGAGCCCCGCATCTGGGCGGTCAGGGCGGACGGTGAGTGCGCCTGCCTGGTCTATGACCGTTCCGAAGGTGTCGTGGGCTGGTGCCGCCTTGTGACGGACGGCTATGTCGAGAGCGTGACTTGCCTTCCGGGCACGCCGGAGGATGAGGTCTACTTCGTTGTGCGCAGGACGGTGAACGGCAACACGGTGCGATATATCGAGCGGCTTGCCGCGCAGTATTTCACCAGCCTTGCAGCCTGTAACAGGCTGCACAGCACGCTGGCCTATAGCGGCCTCTCGACTTCAACACTGACCGGGCTGAGCCATCTTGAGGCGCGCACGGATGTATATGTCTGGGGCAATGGCCGGATCAGCGGACCTTATACCGTGACGAGCGGGTCGATCACGCTCAACTACGCCGTGACCTATGCGGTGGTGGGCCTCAAGTATGACGGCCTCTACAAGTCGGCCAAGCTGAACTATGGTGGCGACAATGGTTCGGTGATCGGCTCGGAGAAACAGCTCTCGCGGCTCGCGGTGATGTTTTACCAGACCGCAGGCGGCTGCTTCGAGTGGGGCGACAGCTTCGACGACATGTCCGTTCTGGCCGACATCCAGTCGGAAAGCGGGTTCACGTTCGACACGGCGGTCCAGCTGTGGAGCGGTGAAGATGACTTCCACCTCGAAGGCGCGACCCAGATGGACACGAGGCTGCATATCCGGATGTCAGGCGCGGGCCCGGTGACGGTGCTCGGTGTGGCGCCGACGCTCTCGACGAATGGATGAGATCGAACTGCTTGAGAGGCGCCACTTCGAGGAGTGGCAGGCCGGGTTCGACCCGCCCGGACTAATGATGGGCTACGCGATCCGCAGGGACGGCAAGCTGATCTGCCTCGGCGGGATATGGCTCTGGGAAGAGATGTTCTGGGCGACGTTTGCCTCCAGAGGAAGCCCTCCCCACCGTGTCCACAGGTTGGCGTTTAAGGTGGTCGAAGCTGCCCGACAGGCAGGCGTTCAGACGATCTGGGCCGAAGAAGACACGTCCATTTCAAATGCCGCCAAGTGGCTGGAAAGGTTCGGGTTTCAGAGGGTGGGGGAGACTGAAGACTTGAAGCCCGTTTGGAGGTTGGACCTTGGCAGACCCAGTTTCTATGATGATGGTCGCCGGGACGGCGATGAGCGCCTACGGCAAGGTGCGCGAGGGGCAGGCGGCAGCGAAGGCGGGGAAGTATAACCGTGACGCAGCGTATGCCGAAGCGGAATCGCTCGACATCCAGGCAGGGCAGGAAGTCGCGGCGGGCTCGATCGAGAACACACGCATTTCGGCACGGATGCGGGAAATCCTCGCAGAGCAGCAGGCTGCTGCGGCATCAGGCGGCGGCAATTCGCTCGATGCCAGCGTTGTGGCGATCAAGAACGAAGCGGCCACGACCTCGATCCTTGACCAGATGAGGGTGATGGCTGCCGCGCAGGAACGCGCACAGCAGATCAAGCACGGCGCGCAGGTGACACGCTCTGGCGGCGACTACGCACTGGCGCAGGGCCGTGAGGCGCGCAGGGCGTCTAATATCAGCGCTGCCACCACGCTCGTGCAGGGCGCGGCCTCGTGGAAGAGTATGTTCGGTGCGGGCGGCGGCACGACAGGCGCGGCGACTCCGCATTCCGGGCCGACGAAGTATTCCGTCACCACCGGCAACAACCGCGCGCCTTCACGATAGATGCCCACGCTTCCCCGCGATCCTATTCCCCAGCTGGCCGTTCGCAACGAGCGGGTCGAACTGCGCCAGCTGCGCGCCAATGGCAATGACCCGGTTGGGGCTGCGCTGTCTCAGGCAGGTGATGCGGCGCACCAGTTTGCGTCCAATGTCCGTGCGGCCAACATCAATGCCGAAGTCGTCGATGCCGAACTGACGCTGCGCGACGAACTGGACAAGACCTACCGCGAGATGGAGAAGGACACGACCGCCGATCCCGGCTCTCTTGAGGCGCGGTTCGAGAAGGCGTCCCAGCAAGTCGTGGAACGCGCGGGCTCGAAGATGTCGAGCGACATGCACAAGCGGCTCTGGACCGAGGCGTCCCGCAAGTCGGTCGATGCCTACACGTTCAAGACACGCGACCTCAGCCGCCAGCGGTATGTCGAGAACGCAAGCGCGAAGACGATGGGCGTGATCGCGAAGTTCGACGAACTGGCGGCGGACCCGTCACGCCCGCCCGAAGTCCTCGACTATGCCTATGCTCAAACCAAAGGACTGATTGCAGACCAGCTTGAGGCCGGTGTCTATACCGTGGATCAGGCAGAGAGGGCGCAGCTCGCCAACGAGCAGACATGGAAGGCGGGCGTTTCGCTGCGGCATACGACAGAGATCGAGCGGCTGCTGGAAGACGGATACCCGGCGGCGGCTGAGGAAATGTTGAAGTCCAATTGGAAGGAGGTGCTGCCTGCCGAGCGCGCCCGGATCGAAAAGATTTCTGCGGTGAAGACCAAAGAGGCCGAGGCGGTCACGACTGCGGACAAGCTGATGGCAGACAGCGGCGGCGACTACGGCGCAGCGCTTGCACAGGCGCGCGAGATCGAGAACGTGGACCTCCGGCTTGATGTCGAGACCCGCATCGGCGCGATGAAGAACCAGGACGACGCAGCATCTGCGGCAAACGAGAAGGCATTGCTTGAGGAAGGGCTCGGCTTCGTCGTCGCTGGCAAGTCGCTGCCGGCAGAGTTCCTCGGACGCGCGTCGCCTGCCGTGATCGACCGGCTCCAGACAGAGCAGCGCACGCGCCAGATGTGGCAACAGCAGATGGACACCCTGAGCGCAGAGGAGCGCCGGGCGATAAAGGAAGTGAGCGCTATTTCCAAAGAGTATCTGACCAGCTTCGGCGCGGACCCTCGCATGGCGGCGGCCTACATCGAAGGCCCGACAGCATGGAAGGACAGCTCTCCGGATATGTATGAGCAATATTCCAATATGATGCCCGTCGATCAGGCAGGCGTCATCGCTGACATCAATACGAGGCGCGGGCAGGGCGAGACCTCCACCGCGTCGGACAAGGTATTTGCCGACCTCGTTCAGGCCGTGCCGATGCTCCAGCCAACTGACGCCAGAGGCCTGAAGTATGGCGACGCGAGAACGACCGGGGCCAAGGCTAAGGATGGAATGACTTCTTCCGCCGAAGAACAGGCGGTGCGCGTGTCGCTTTACCGGCAGGCCAATGCCTATGCGCGCGAGACGGGTGGTGCGCCGCTGACCAATGACCAGCGCAAGGTGATGGTGGCCCGCGCGTTCCGGGAGGCTGACCCGTCACGCTACCCGTATGCGCCGGGCGATGTGGCCTTCAAGGTCGGCAAGAAGGTGCGCGAGACGCTCGCCATCCGTGCTGACCTTATTGAAATACTGGGCCGTGAGCCAACGCAGTCCGAGATCAACCAGGTTGCGCAGGAACTGAACCAATGACCGACACCAGCGGCGGCCTGACACCAGAGCAGATTGCAGAGATCAGGCGCCGCCGGGATGAGCGTGTATCAAGTGGCGCGCCCGCGCGGGTTGCCGGACCTTCGCCTCAGTTCCAGTTCGAGCGCAACATGGCGCTGGAGACCGAGGCGCCGGATGATGCGGCATATGACCTTGAGAAATCGCAGGCGCTTGGCATTCCGCGCGAGGCCATCGCAGGCGCCCGCGAGGAATACAAGGCCGAGGACATGCTCCGGAAAATGGAGACGATGCGCAAGGCCTCGCCGAAGACGACCGAGTGGATGACGAAGCCTGAAAACTACGCCGTTGCCAAGGATGACGTTGAGAACCTGACCTACCTCGAGCAGGTGATGTCCACCACGAAGGCGGCGGCTCGGCCCTTCACGGACCCGAAGAAGGTCCTGACGGAGGCGGGCGACATGGGCCGTTCGTTCGCCTCGGCTGCGCCGATGATGCCTGCGAGCTTTGCTTCGGGCCTTGGCGAGATCGTCGACAGCTGGCTGGTCAATTACGAACGGCACGTGATCCGGAATATCCCCGGCATGGACACAGTGCTGGACGCTGAGCAGGATTACCTTCGCGCCAACCCTGATATTGCAGAGAACGTCCGCAAGTATGGCGGGCCTGCCGCCCTTCTCAAGACCTACGGCGCGACCGGCAAAGAGATCACACAGGCCTGGCAGCCCGAAGAAATGGGCATGGAAGACCAGATCGCACAGGCACTGGGCCAGATCGTCGTGGCGGTGGGCACCTCGATGGCGGGGGCTCCGACATGGGCCATGCCGACAGTCTTTGCGGGTATGGGCGCGGACACGCAGGCGACCAACATGAAGGCGGCGGGCGTAGACCCGGCCGATGCTCCCCTCGCATTGCTCACAGGCGCGGGTATCACGGCAGCGTCGGAAATGGTGCGCCTCAACTCGATCTTGAAAGTCCTGCCGCCGGAATTGCGCAAGAAGGCGGCCTCGGCTGCGCTCGCGCGCATTGCCGGCCAGACGCTCGAAGAAGGCGCGCAGGAGATGATCGAGAACCTCGCGCAGAACCTCGTGACCATGAGCTATGACGCAGAGCAGACGCCGTTCGCGGGCGTGGCGGAGGCGGGCACGATTGGCGGAGCTGCGTCTGCGATCTTCCAGACTGGCATCGAGGCGCTGATCCTCGGCAAGGCGCGTGTTGGCCGTAAGCGAATCAAGCAGGCCGAGAAGATGCTCGCCGATCTTCAGGAGCGCCAGATGGCTGCGGCCGAGACGCCGGAGCAGAAGCGCCTCAAGGGCCTGTTCGACGCGATCGACAAGTCAAAGACCGCCAGGCGCAGCCCCGGCAAGGTCAAGGAGTTCATCGAGAGCCAGGAGGGCAGCGACCTCCAGACGGTCAAGGTGGATCTCGACGGGCTGGCTCAGGCGCTACAGCAGGACGGCGTAGACCCGGCCGAGACACTGGCCGCGCTGGGTGTCAGTGAGGAGCAGATCACCCAGGAAGGCGCTCTCTATGGCGAGGTGACGGTCCCGACCGCAACGCTGGTGACGACCAAGGGATGGGCCAAGGCCCGCGCTTCTGTCGAGCCGCATGTCCGTGTCGAGGGCGATCTTCATACACCTGCGCAGCGCGTGGCGATCGGCGAGGGCATGGCGCAAGAGACCGCCAAGCTGGCCAAGGAGATTCAGGACACGCTGGCCGAAGGCAGGAATCTGGCTGACACCGAGCAGACTGTCCTCGACCTGATGCGGACGCGGCTCAAGGGATCGGGGCATTTCGGTGTGCCCGCAGTCCTTGAGGCCAACGCTGCCGTGCAGACGGCGTGGGTGACGACGACAGCGAGGCGCCTCGGCGAAGACCCCGTTGCATTCTATGAGCGCCACTTCCCCCGCGTTCAAGGCAGCTTCGACGGGATGGTGCTGGAAGAGGGGGCGTTGGAGTCGGCCCAGGCCGCTGGCTACGAAGGCAGCGACACGACAGAGACGGCAGAGCAAAACATCTCCCGTGTCGGTCAAGTCGTAGACGGTGTTTGGCAGGGCAACCGGCCCGTTGGCTTCCATGACGACCTGCCGAGAGGCACCCAGACATTTTCGGATACTCGACTGAACGAGCGGAATAACGAAATCTTTGAGTTGTACGTCAACGGATATTCTACGGATGAGATAGCGGAGGCGGTTGGTGCCGCGTCAGCAAACTCAGTCAAGTCGATAATAAGCCAACTACAAAAAAGATTCCCCGATCTTCCGCGCATTCCGTCTATTACGAAACAGAGTCATACTCGCGACCAAATGTGGCCACTGTTTGAGCAGGGATTGAAAGATCAAGTTATTGCGACGCGAACAGGAAAAACCCCTGTCCATGTCAGTGTTCAGAGGGTCCGTTGGAAAAAGGCAAAAGCCCAATCCGTCAACGCTGCGTTTGATCCGGACGCCAGCGGTTCGTCGGATTTGCTCGCCCAGTCCGCCCCGGACGGCTCGACCTCTGAGGTTCAGGAGGCAATGTCTGACCCTGAGACAGATGTCCTTCCGCTCACGGACGATATGCAGGTCATGGAACTGGACGAGTTCCTCGCATTTCACGGCTCGCTGGCGAAGTTCGACAAGTTCAAGATGGAGAAGCTGGGCAGCGGCGAGGGCGCGCAGGCGTTCGGGCCGGGTCATTATTTTACGCAGAGCCGGGGCGTTGCGGAATGGTATCGCAAGCGGATGAAGACCCTTTCGCCGGGCATCAAGATGGGCAAGGAGGCATTCAATAAGGCGGACCCGAAGCATTTCGGGCTGTCGCAGTATTGGATGTATCGCAACAAGAACCTGTATCACGACCTGTTCGGGGGATATAAGCACACCGTTTCGGATAGCAGTCATTCAAGGGCGATTGAGCGCGCCGTCAGTTGGATCAATTACGAAATTAATGGACTGCGTGATCCCGTGCTCCAGCGGGAGCCAACTGATTATGCTTCGCCCGAGCGTCCTATAATCAAGGATCGGACTGAATTGATCAAGTTTCTTGAGGCAGGCATTGCCTACCTGAAGACTCTTGACCCAAACTCATCCAAGGGTGTTCCGAGCCCCTCCAAGAAGATCACGGCAGGCGGCGGGAGCATCTACACCGTCTCGGTAAAGCTGCCTTCGGATTCAACGATCCAGCTTGACCTGCCGTTTGGCAAGCAGCCGGCAAAAGTGCAGGCCGCGTTCCGCGCTGCCGCAAAGCAGGGCGCGCTTGGCGATGTCGCCAATGCGGCACTTGAGAAGTATGGCGACAGCACCCGCATGGGCGTTCTGGTTGCGGCGCTGAAGGCGAACGGCTCGCCTGCCATGGCGGTCATGCGGGACAGCGGCATTCGCGGCGTGCGGTATCTTGATGGCATGTCACGGGGCAAAAAGAACAAGTCGGGCCAGTCCTACAATTATGTCGTGTTCGATGACAAGGACGTTGCCATCCTTGACCGGGAAGGGAAGCTGTTCCAGGGGCTTGATCAGAACCGTCGCGGCGAGTTCGACC